GGGGCTGACGATTGTGCGTTTTGTCGCGTCAATCGTGACGTCGGCGATCGGATACGTCGAGTCGCCGATCATCACACGATCGTCGTGGATCACGACTTTGGCACCAGAGCGTGTCAAAAATCCTTGAGCGTCGTAGCACTTGGCTTTTTTGTAGATTTGCATTTTCGTTTTCTCAGGTTCAGTGGTTGGTTACCGCCCCGCGAAGTTGCGGGACGGGGGTCTTAATTGCCGCGTGGGTCTTCGGTCGTGCCGTCAATGATCGCGTTGGCCAACTTGCGATAGCTGGCAATCTTGCGTGCTGTCAGCCGTCGGATGTCCTTGCGGGTTTCGACGCCACAAAATTTGGCAACCGGTTTGTCTTGGCGTGAGCAATTGCAGCTCCGGCAGGCCGTCACTAGGTTGCTGGCGTCGTTGCTTCCGCCGTCGACGTGGCACTTGATGTGGTCCAACGTGATGTCGGTGGGCTCGGCACCGTGCAAGTCGCCGCAACAGTAGACGCAGCGAAACGAGTCGCGGAGGTAGATAGCAAGTCGCAGATCCTTGCGGACACAGACGCCTTTGTACTTTCCGTTTTTTGTTGTGTTTGCCATCGCTCGTTTCCTGTTTTTGGTTCATCCCGACTCGGCGTCGTTGCCGTGTCATGTCCTAAGTATAGCTAGAGTATCGGGCGGGTCAACTAGTCTAGCTACACTTTCTGACGAAATTCCGGAAATACTTTTTTCGGGGGGGGGCAACACGGGGCGGATTATTCGCTCAGCTCGTTGAGCTGCCGCCGTCGCTCACCGCAAGAATCGCACGGTGGCAGCCGGCCGGCCGTCGCGGCATTGATCACTTTGGCCACGGTGTCACCAATTCCCTTGCCTTTTTGCCCAGGTCCGTATCCGTTCTCCCACGCGTGCCAATAACTCGGGTGAGATGGGTGGTTACACAGTTCGGCCATCCTCGGCGACTTATTGACTTTGTGCCGCTCGCACCATCCCGGCTCGCACCCCTCGCATCCGCTCATACTACAATCCGCGGGATGAACCGGAGATCTGGCGGTGACGCAAAACAGGTCCCGCTGAGTGGTCCGCAGTAGGGCTGATAGCCTCCGCTCGGGTAAGTTGCGAAGCTACAGCCCGATCCCGGGAATGCGGAATTGATTTTGATTTCCGGAAATTGGATTGAAAGCGGATTGCATGTCGAGGAGTCTAGGATTGCGGTTCGTGCGCTGTTGGTCGGCAGTGTGCCAGATGTCCACGACCATGTAATGTTACCTCCTAGCGTGGTGTTGTAATCCTTTGACAAAGGCGTAAGAGCCATCGAATTGACGGGCCTACCGCATTCAAAACGAAACGCAAATTGAGCACCAACAGGCATCCCGCAGCTATACACGTTGCTATTCCAGTGCTCCTCTTTATTTGGCCATACAGTCGACGGCGATCCAAACGATTGATACAGCACGATATCGGGGAAGGTGGAAGCGATAGCGCCAACGCTCTCGAATGTCAGCGTGAGTGTTTTTGGTAAGCAGGAATAGTCGAGTTTACTTTTCCAGCAGAAACACGAACACGATGCGCACGTTTGATTTTCGATATAGTGGACGTCGTAAATCCAATCGTCAAAAGTTCCAGCGACAAGCGAAAATCCGCCAACGTCACCACCGCCCGCAATCACGTAGCATCTGGCATTGGTGGTTGCGTCGCACTCGTCGATATGCGGAATGAAACCGCCAAAGAATGCCGATATCATTAGTCCCGGCGCGTAACAAATCTTCAGAGTTTGATTTGTCGTCACGCCGTAATAGGTCTCGGCATGTATCAACACACCCGCCCCATCTCGTACCGTCAGCGTTGCTTGATTTGTCCCGCTGTTGTGTGATACGTCGATCTTGTAGCTCGGGGTCGTCGGGTCGCCAATCCAGACTTCCCACGCGCTGACGCTTGCGTCGCTAATACCAACCAGTAGCATTTCAGCGACGTAGCTACCCAACGGATACGCAGACGGATGACAGTACGTGGTTGCGACTTGGCCGTTGACAACAATCCTATTGCTGGCGATTGAACCGGTGCCGGATAGTATCCTCCACTTTGTTCCAGGGTCGGAAGAGTTCGCACGATTGAAGTTATCGTCGCCGATTCGACAACCAACGCAGCAGCAGTGACGTGGTGGCATTTTATATCCTATACGCACGCGGTAGCGTAAACGCCGGTATCGGGGTCACAGACGCGGTTGATTGCCGCCCAGTGACAGGGGGTGAGATCGTCGCAGGCGGCACCAGATGCGAGAGATAAGAATATCATTTCGGCTGCCCATCCCGTATACCCCGCCATCGTGCCGCCCGCGTCAAACAATCCACCGCTATGGTCGATCACATTGACTTCGGTACCGATCAATGCGGGCTGTCCACACGGCGCGCCATGGACCAGTGCCGACGCAGTCTTAAGCCCTGCGTAGGGTCCGGCTCCTGCTGTTGTTACTGCGATGATTGTGTACTCGATCGTTTTGGTTCCGCCCGCCGACACCTCTCGCATGACCTTTAGCACGCCAGACGCTATTAAGTCTGGGCCGATTGAGCGGAACATTGAACCATCAGAGCTGAGCGTCCAAGAGGCTACAGTCGGGTCCATTCCCTTTCCTACGCCCGGGTCAGTACCGAGCGCACGCAATTCAGGGCCGTCGTCCGCTATGCCATATTTGCCAGCCAACACGGGGCGAAATAGGTTGAAGAAATGCGGCCCACCTTCACCCGTTACGTCGATCGGCTTGACCATTTTTATATATGTTTTTTTACTCGTCCCGCTGCCAACACTTACCGTGCCTGAGGATTGCATGCACGCAAATGCAGGCACCGTTTCGCCTGAGTCATTGCGGAAATATATCGGTGTGTTTGGCGGAGGATTATATGGACTCGACTGCGTCCCTTGCTGGATATATCCAGTTCGCCTGAGGGTATTGATTACCTCCAGGACGAGCTTTGCTGTCTCCGGCGTGTATGCTCCGATTCGTTCCATTATGCGGTAGCAACAGCACTGGCTACGATTGATAGATCGAGATCGCTAGCCGATGCAGCAACGCCCAGAATCGTCACAAAATGTCCGGTAGTCAAATCACCGATGGGGGCAATCAATCCGACTGTCGCGCTAACGACATAGATTTCGCCAACAGATAGCGTGGCACCGAGGTTAACCAATCCTCCGATAGCGATCACGCATTGACCATCGATCCCCGCTGGGGTCAACACAATTCCTTTTGCGTCCGCCTTTGCTACCACGTCGCCAGATAATGCACGCGTGTACTTGTTGGTCGCAGTGTCGTAGTAGACAGACTGTCCTTGCGTGACGGACTCGCTGACGATGACGCTTTTGATTCGGGTTGTTGTTCCGCTAATCCCAACGTTGGCTGCGGTGATTGTTAGGTTGGCCATTAATCTAATAGTCCGAGTGCGTTGTAAGAGAGGATTCCATATCGCTTGAACTCAAGGAAATGCGCGTTGGCTGAAATTGTTTCGCGAGTGCCATCTGCTTTGAGTAGCACCGGGCTGGTCATCGGCTCTTGGTGATCATCAGCCGCTCGGATGATGATGCCATTGCTTTTTTCGTAATACCCTTCATGCCGCGTCCGTGCATACCAAGCTTTTTCTGCGGTCGTGTTGTACGGGAATCGATGGGAAATCGTGGCCGTTACAATCCAGTGGTCTATCGTTTCATTTCCCCACACTGCTTCTGCCTGGTAGTCCGTCAGGCGAGATATACCGGCGCCGAAACCCGCAAAACTATCGGAACTCACACTATCGAGATAAGAGTGAATCGCTGGTATGTCGATCGTCAGATAGTTGCGCTTGATCGTCTGGACCGCGTCACTGATCTCCTTTGTAATTCCTTCGATCGGCTCGCTATTGGCGGTGACGATTGCCCGACCGTCAAAATCCTCGTCGATCGGTTCGGTCACTTTTGAGTTTTGCCAGCGTATCTCAGGTCGGTTTAGTTTCGGATAATCACCCTCGTACGTTACCATCGCAATCCAGTAGATCGGCCCCATTCTCTGGAAGTTTCGATTGATCATTAGCATAGCTGGATTGTCGGAATACTGGTCACCGATTTCAGGGATGCCAACAATTGACGATACTTGCAAATCCGTATAATCAGGTGGACAAGTGATCTGATATCCCTCGATTACCTTTCCTTTTTTCTGGCCAGCTTCGGCCCGTGAAACATCAAAGGAATCGCGAGACCACATGCGAGTTGCTAATGGTGAAATGCTCATTTGATTACCTGCACCTGCAACGCTGGATCGTGGTCACCGCTCATGGACTGTGTAGCTGTATTGTCTGTTATTGACCCAAGGCTGTCGGCAATCATCACAAGCAGTTGAAACAACTGCGTCTGTGCATTCTCAGCGCGGCCACGAACGAGCAGACGCGTTTCGCCAGCCTGCAGATCCGCAGGCTTGCCTGTGACCTTGCTGATAATTTCCTCCGCGCTGCTTTCCGAATCAGTCACCGGCGCAGTGGGATCGGTCGTCAGCTTGTAGTCTGCTTGGATGTCAATGGTCGGTGTTTGTTTCGCAAGTGCTTCCCCTGCCGTTTTTGCAATCTCCGGTGCGTTGTCGCCAACCGATACCTCAATCGCTTTCGTTTGGGTGGAAACTGCGGACGCGAGCCGAGACAGTTCCTCCTGCGATGCAATCCGCTGTTTCTTTAAATACCCCGCGATGCCCCCATCCTCACTGCTGAAATCCAGCGCACCAGACGAGAAGAAATCACTAATCGATGCCGCCGCATCAAACGGATTCATGACCGCCTTGGCTATGGTGCTGAACACTGAGGAGTACAGGTTGATCAATCGTGAAAACATTGAACTGAACCCATCCCAAATCGCTGGAATGATTGTCGTTACTGCACCATAGACTCCGTCCAGTCCTGTCCAAAATGCCGCCTTGACTCCAGCCCACGCGATGTCGGCAGCAGCCGCCCAGTTGCCAGCCGTGATCGCTGTTTTGATCCCGCTGAATGTTGTCGACGCAATGGAGAATAACGCCTTCATTGACGCCATTACCGCATCAAATATATTGATAAGCTGCCCGCTTTCGTAGGCCGCATAGACGAATGCCGCGGCAAGCACGGATGCCACTCCAATCACAAGACCGAATGGTGTTAGTATGGCGCTGGCAACCGTTGCTAGTGTTCCTACGATCGTTACTATTCCAGATATCGCCGCACCTGCTGCAATCGCAATCACGCCGCCCGCTGAAATTGCCAAAGCCAATCCTCCAATCACTCCAGCTGCTAGCATAGCGGTGCGCACTAGTTCTGTATTTTCTAGCACAAACGTTTTTATTGAATTGGCTCCTTCTTTTAGCCACCCCACCACGTTTGCGAGATCGTCAACTAGTGCGGTACCAAGCATTGATGCAAGGTCAGCTCCGGTTGCTTTGAGTGCCTTCAATTGGTTCGCGAAAGAACCGGACGTGCGGATAGCATCGCCCTGCGCTGCCGTAGTTCCTCGCAGCATAATGTTCATTCTTGCCTGGGCTTTGGCTGCGTCATCCGCTGTTTTGGGATCTATTCCCATGTTCATAAGTTCCTGCTTCACGGACGCCTCGGAAAGGATAACGCCGTACTTTTTCATCACTTCGCCGCTACCCGTCATCGCCGCCATCAAATCCACCATGACTTGATCTGAGCTTGTATTGTTAAACGAGCCGAGATCAACCGCTAGCGCGGAAAGTGTTTTTGACATGCCTTCAGCAGCGGCGGGAACAACTCCCATTGGAACCAATAGATCCTGCATACCGGATAGCATTCCTGCCATTGCATTTCTAGACACTCCCATAGCTTCGGCTGTCGCATTAGACCAGGCCTCCATGGTATCGGCGTTTTCGGAGAAAACAACAGAGAACTTACCCATCGTCTCTTGCGTCTCAGATGCTGAGGCGGTCAAAAAACCCAGCCCACCAATGATAGCGCCGCCGACAATTCCGCCAAATTTCAAAGCAGATGTTCCGCTTGATACCATCGACTTTCCAAGGCTATCAACAGATGTGCTAAGTTGCTTTGCCTTTGTTGCTACTTTCGAAAATGCCGCTGAAGCCGCATCCGTCGCGCCGATCTTGATTTGTACGTCGCGTGCCATTTAGCCTTCCTCCCGCTTTCCGTTTTCGATTTGATTACGCTCACTATCAAGCATTTGCTTGAGTGAGATAAACCAAGCTGATTGAGCAAGTAGCCCGCCCGATACCGGCCAATCCCCTCCGCCACACATGCCCGCCAAATTGATAGCCTCTGTCAGTTCGCTGCCGATCAACTCCCGTGGGCACTGTGTTAGCTTAAAATTACCATCATCGCAATGCCTGCACCCAGCCCCGCCACACGCAGGGCACTCTATCGTTATCCGACCGTCACTATACTCCTTCCCGCACTTTGACGAGCATCCTTTACAGAGTTCACCGCACTGTACCAGAGCGGCTATTCGGACTTTTTTTTGTCGTCGTCACTCACCGACTGCTTGCCATAAGTATTGAAAACAATCTGGCTAGCAAACTGTTCGTCAATCGATTCCAAAAATTCCTCTGTCGCGTTTGGCATGACCATTTTTAATGCGTCGTAGACAGAGTCCGCGGCCTCAAGGACTCTGATCGGGTCGCCTGATTTTTCGGCTTTCAGGATCTCCGCAAGGACGCCGCTCAGCTTTCGCTTTGCAGATCCCGACAGGCAAATAACGGTCGCCCGCTTGTCGTTTCCATAGCGAACTTGAAACTCTTCGCCCGGCTCGATGAATACGTTTGATTCAGTATCTTTTGATTTCGTCATGGTGTTTGTTAAATTGCGTTTGTGAATGTAATGGAAACGTCTTCGTCTTTGTTTGCGCCGTTTTTATTGCAGATTAAATCGACGTCGTCTATAAAGAGTCCATCGCGACTGCCTTCGGCGATTGAACTGGGCTGTGCTTTCGGGGCTGCGATCGTGAACACTGAATTGGCTACTGTCGTGATCGCACAAGAAAGCGCGTATTCTGCGGGTGTGATCCAGTGCTGATAGCGATCCTCATCGGCAACCAAGCGAGCCTCAGGGTTGAGTTTGATAGTTGGCTCGCGGTCGGTAATAATCCCAGACTTGAGTCCCGACAACGTATCGGCGCACTCACGCATCACGATTTTGTTGCCCGCGTCAAAAGTCAGATTCTCAACGCACTGTGCGACTGCGTTGTATGTGAGCACGGTTTCGGCAAATCGTGTTGCTGGATCAGTCGGGTAGGTCGGTGCGATGATCGCGACGTCGGTAGGTGCCTGCCATACGCCCATAAATTCCCATTCGATCTCAATCATTCCACCGGCAGGGCAAACGATCTTGAACGTGCCAACCGCGCCTGCGATACTTTTTAAAATACCATTAGTATAGACTCCCATTGTCAGAGTCTTGACATTAGAACCAGGTGCTTCGCTGCGAGGTGTGAATACTTGAGACGACGCGACATAGCCACATGCTGGAAAAAGCGTGGTGGCCCATCCTGGGATGCCAGTAGATGGCAGTTCAAGTGCAGTCTTGAATGTCATTTTCCCAGAGTGCTTGCCGGGTACTCCGCGTAGTCGATCGAACGATCCGGGCGCCTCGCGTTTTGTGATATCAATGCTTGCATCGATTTTAATATCATACGCACTGAAAACACCATCGGCATCGGCGAGAGCAATCGGTGTACCGACGACTGTCTCGACTTTTGCGGCGATCGTTTGGATTCGTTTAAGCAGTGGCATCTTTTTTGGCTCCAGGGTATGGTTTGGCTTTTGTCTTAGTCTTGGTTCGCATCGGTTCTTCGTGAGCAAACACGTATTGCGTTTCGGTGTCTTTCAATCGCTCTGTGATCGCCTCTGTGATACGCTCCAGGCATTTGCCGTCTGCATTGATCGCGATCAGAATCGGTTCGCCATCTGCCTGCGTGAGTGAGATCGACCTCATTACAGTGGTCTGATCTAATGTCACCAATGACGGTGGATAGACGAGACTAGGCAGCGATTTGAGTTCAGTTATCGCAGCCAGTGCTTCAAGCAGATCCATTAAATTAAGCCTTGTTTTTTCAGTAGGATAAAGCGAATTCGCTTATTGATTTGCTTCGTGAGTTCGGTTGATCCGTCTCGTATTGTTTTGATTTCCATGTGTTTTTTTGTATACACGCCGCCGGGTGATGCGCCATAAAGTTTGGTGATTGGGAGCCTCGCTTTTCCTGTCCGCTTAAAAGCGTGCCCCCCTAGCTTCGCCGAAATAAATGCACCTGGTGCAGTTCTTCGTCCATCCGTTTTACTGATCTTGTAACTGACTCCTGTCCTCTTTTGGCTTGCGTTGAAATACTTAAGCGGTAGCCGAGCTGACTCACTCAGTTGCACCACTGCGCCGATACTCTGTTGCGTTGCCTTTCTGCGGACCTTCAATACTTTTTTGACGTCAGCGGCCTTAACTACCAACTCAGTTCGGACTTGCTTTGACATTTCCGACGATACTTTCTTTGCAGTCGCGTTGACTGCGGTTGCCAGTTCTTTCGGCAGTTGCCTGGTAGTGCCATTTAGAGCAGCTCGCAGTTCTTTAATTCCGGTAATCTTGATGTCAATCATTGACTACCTTTGTGATGTAGGATCAAACTCGGAAGTTCGAAACTGAATCAACAACTCGACTTTCACTCCAGACGAAGAGCCGTCATCGGCTGTATAATCTTGGATTGTTCCTATCGTCGTGTTAAATGCGTTGCCTCCAAAGGTGTACCATCCAACACCGGTAGTGATCGCTTTAATGATTTCGGAACCGAGCCGATTCTTAAATGTGTCAACTGGCGTCGTTTCGCTGTCACTCGGTTTGACGATCCCAGCAATAGTTACCGGCATGTCCCAGGCCTGAGCAGGAGGATTTCCGGGGTATGAAAGTTCTTCGTTCTTGATCAAATCGCCCTGGAAAACATGGACTACTAAGTCCTTAGGCTGCCATGTAGCATGAGCCGTTGAGCGAAAAGCGGACGTGTAAACATCCATCCTTGATTCAACGACACGTGCAATCAATTCGGCGATCGGTTCGGCCATTACCTGAGCGCCAACTGTGTTACGCCGCTGTCTTGTGAAATTAACTGCATGACGCTATATCGCTTAGGCACTGTCTCTCCAATCTTTAAGACAAATTCAAATTGATCTTTGCCGGTGTCAACGTCCTTAGCTGGCACTCCACTGTTTTTGCAACTACGAATTCGTATAGTCGCGGCAGGCAAAACGGCGTTTCCTACTGCGTCAAAAATGGCAGGCGGATCACGCTCAACAATCGCTTTGACTGTGCGTGATTCGCCGCCATTTGGCATATAGGTAATCGGTTCGCCGAACTGCGTTAACAGTAGGGAGAATCCAGTTTTGCCGAATAGCGAATCGAATACCGTTGCCATGTTCTTGCTTAGGTCGTGATATTGCTAAGCAAGTGACCGCAGGCTGGGTACATGATGACCTCGTCCGTTTCGTGGCGAACTCGAATGATCCGCGAACGGCTTTGGACTTCCTCATATTCCTCGATCGCTCCGCCGATCACGGATCCATCCTCGGCCCAGTGGAACGTCCGGCCGATGCACGCTTCCCGCATGTCCGGACCAGTAGCGATCCGGCAAACCATTGCATACTCTCCAGACCAGATTTGCTCTGGTACAGCTGTCGCCGCTTCGTTGGCGTCATTCTTGCTGGCCCCGCCGACGATGATGTATTCAAGGTCGAAGACAGCCTTGAGCATTTCGATAGTGACGTCGGACGGTTTGCTTGGCGAGCCTGCGCCAGCCGACTCGATGCGATCGATGATCTGGCCCGAGTTTCGCAAGTTGCGGAAAACGAGACGGTTGATCACCATCGCGTTCGGAAACAGTCCGGTACCGCTGTAGACCTTGCGAACGGCTGCTTCGACGTCCGTTACTGGGACTGCATTTACCGCGTCATCCCACTCATTAATCACCTCAGTAGTGAGTGCCGCATCAGACCAAACAGTGGGATCAAACACCATTGCAGCAGCTCGCTTTTCCTGGTTGCGGGTGACGATTCCGTAGCAGCGATTACGTGCGACGGTGTCGGCAACGATGATGTGCCGATATCGTTTTTCATCGCGTTCGTCAATAGGTTCCTCCCATCCGTTTTCCTGGGTCGCGTAAGTGAATTTATCGAACTTGTAGGATCCTCGGTTGTACGCGGCACCGGATGTCCGGGTCGTGTCGCCGCTGAAAAGCAAGGACTCTAGTGGGATCTTGCCTGGGTTATCCGACTGCAATCCCGCTTCGATCACGGGCAAAACTACTTGGCCTACATAGCCGTTTCGCTCGTTCTCAAGGTTGTATTCTTCAAATGATGCGAGGTCGGGACGCTGCGTAACAACGGCGGTACTTGGGGTTGGCATCGTGTCATTTCCTTAGCCGTGACACGGGTTCAGAAATAGAAAAAATCCAGCGGGCTTTGTCTAGGGATCAAATCCAGACTCAGCCCGCTGGTGTCACGGAATTGTTAGACGACTGCGGTTCCCGGTGCGCCGGTATAAATGCACTCAACAATGTCGTTGTCGGCGGTGCCAGCTTCTAGGCATTTAGCGAACGCGAACGCGGTAGATGTCGACGTGTCTTGCATCTTTCCGGCAGCGGCCGTAAATAGCACGTCACCAACGTCAACAGCTTCTTCAGCGATCATTTTGAACGTGCCTGCACTGTTCCAAATCTTCACGGCTACTTGATCGCCAGTAGCGAATGCAGCCTCTTGCGCGATACCGTCGCCGACCTGAGACAGTCCAGCGGCAACGCACTTACCGTCTGGTTCAAAAATCACACGTGCGAACTGAGGGAAAGCAGCGTCGGCCGTCATTGTGATATAGCCGAGGTCTTTTTGTTGGGACATTTTAAAAGTTCCTTGTCGGGATTTTTGTGAGTATGATTCGGTTTGGCGTTAGCCGTTGACTTCTTGTAACATTGCTTGCCGTAAGCCGGGTTGGTCAATGTCGACTTGTAGGATCGCTCGGTCTCGTTTGCTGCCTTGGGTTACGTGCAGTGCAACCGCTTCACTCCACTGCATTTTTGACGAAGGTTTAACCTTGCTTCCTTGAGCGACTGGTGCCGCGCCGGATCGTTTGGCGGTCGTTTTGGCTTCTACGGTTTCAGCTTTGGCTACCGCCTGAACCACTGGCTCCGCGATTTCCTCGGCTTGGTTTGCTTCCTTGAGCGCCGTCAGTTCTGCAATCACGGCATCGAGGCGAGCGTTGAGGTCGGTATTTTCCGCCTGGACTTCTTCCATCGCAGCAGCCGCGACTTGCGGCATCGGCATGGATTGCTCAAGGCATTTGACAACAAAGTCCGCCTTAGCTTTGGGGTATGCTGACTTGATTTGTTGAATCGTTGCGGCAACGGGTACTTGCGTTTCTGACACGGGTTTTACCTTTGTCTGTTCGCGGTTTTCGCCACCCGAGCCAGCGCCGAATAGCGCTGATACAACTCCGTGCGGCATCGTTTCTAGGTGGGCAAAAACACGCCCAACAACAGGGTTCTCTACAATTCGATTAGCGAATCCATTGGCTACGGATTGCCGTGCGTCAAGGAATGTTTCGTTGCTCAGGATGGCAAGTATTTCTTCAACTGGCTTTCCAGTTTTTGCCATGTAGGCTTCGACCATATTGGTCTTGAACTGCGTTAAGTTCGCGGCAGTTTTTGATAGCTCGTCAGCGTTTCCGTCAACCGAAATGCTTGGGTCGTGCATCATCAGATAGCCGTTCGGCGTAATCGCAACGTCGTCAAACGCCGTTGTGATGAACGAGCCAATCGAGAATGCACATGATTCGATAGTGATCGACTTCGGACCTGCGTAATTTTTAAACAGGTCGTAAATTGCAAAACCCTCAAACACGCTCCCGCCTTCGCTGTGGATCTTCACTGCAATAGGATCGGTGCCATTTGGCGGGAGCTGAGCGCGAACGGATTGAGAACTAACCTCTCCTGGTTCGTTTCCAATAATTCCATCGATTCGGATCTGTTTAGGCAACATCATTTAGCACCTCGGGAGTATCAACTTGTCCGTCAACTGCGTCAGAGATCAACGCGTCGACGGATGCTGGTGTAAGGCCAATCCCACCCAGGTAGACTCTCGCAGCTGATTCGCTTGTGGTGCCAGCGGCAAGCTCCTCCAGCACCTTGCCGATAGCCTTGCGGTTGCGATTCCATTGCTGCGTCGACAGTTCGGCAAACTCGCCACTAGGGGCAGGCTCAGCAGGTTTGGCGGGATCAATTGGCGTTCCGTCCTCATTAGCTTCCGGGGTATCGGTGGCAGCGGACGGCACGCCGTCGGCAGTAATTGATCCGGGTTTAATCGGATCAATCATTGAGTCGATCATTTCAATCGACATGGTGGGGAATGCGGATGCGATAAGTGATTTAGCTGTATCGGGTGGCAATGCTCCGGTACCGACTTGAGTGATGACATTAACAAGACTTGTGACTTGTGACCCATTAAGAGCTAGTCCCTGGATGTCTACTGACTTGCCATCGCCGCCCGTTTCGTTGCCACCGGCTGCGTCAGCTAAACCCGGGTCTTGCAACGCCAGCGTTTGGCCTTCTGGCATCGGCAACGCAATCAAGTCTCGCCATGTCAGCATAGGACCGTTCGGGAATTTCTTGTTGATTGCTTCGGCCTGCTTCATACCTCGTTCGATTGCATATGAATTATCGGCAATCGTTTCTTCGCTGATTTCCTCCCAGTCTTTACCGCGTGCAGCATGTAGCCGTCGTGGGCTTGTCAGTGCGTTTCGCAGTTGGACAGCATCACCTTCCGCATCGGCTACTGGCTCGATATAGGACCACGTTGGCATGTTCCAGTTGTGGTTGTAGATGTTGATCTTGGACTTGCTTGCCGCACGCTTTAACGCTGGGTCGTCAGCAATCCACTGTGATAGTTTCCATTTGTATGCCGGTCGATTAAGTCGCCGTACTAAATTGACTTGATCGGCAACGAATCCTTTGCGAGCCTCGTCTACAGCACCACGCCAGCCACTGAAATTAGTTTCACTGCCATCCATCAAGACGAGACACAACGGCAGTCCAAAGTTGACGCCGATAATTTGCAGGATCAATTTGACTTGTTGAAAATATCCGC